TCTGGCAATATCTACCCGATGCAGTCCGAAGTTCACCAGGACAGTCCATTTACTGCCCGACCAGTCCCGATCGATGGTGACTAGTGGCAGCTCGTAAACAAGCGCTACGAGGGGCAACCAAGGCAAGGCTTCACAGTCCACTTCTTAAGGGCAAAACACGCTCAGATGAAATCGCTAGAATGGCTGAGGACTTAGGCACGCCTTTATTGCCGTGGCAGAAGTGGATGCTCGATGACATGATGCGCATCGATGCTAAGGGCAACTACATTCGCAAGACAACCCTGCTATTGGTCGCACGCCAGAATGGCAAGAGCCATCTAGGTCGTATGCGTGTGATCTGGGGTCTCTTTTATGGAGGCGAGACTAAGCACCTAATCATGAGCTCTAACCGAGCGACTGCTCTTATGACCTTTCGTGAGATTGCCTGGATCATAGAGAATGCACCTCACCTTAAGGCAGGCACTAAGGCGATCCGCTACGCCAACGGCGGAGAGCGCATTGAGCTGCTAAACGGAGCAACACTTGACCTGGTATCTGATACTCGTGACTCATCTCGTGGACGCACCGCAGATTTCTTATGGATCGATGAAGTCCGAGAGATCAGCAAGGACGGTTATACCGCAGCAATCCCGACGACTCGCGCCCGTCCTAATTCTCAGACTTTGCTGACGTCAAATGCCGGGGACGCTTTCTCCGAGACTCTTAATACACTTCGAGAGCGAGCCTTATCTGCCCCTCCTAAGTCTTTCGGGTTTTACGAATACTCAGCACCGCAATACTGCAAGATAACAGACCGCAATGCATGGGCGATGAGCAACCCTGCTCTGGGCTACACAATATCGGAGGAGTCACTTGAAGAAGCTGTTGCAACAAATAAAATTGAGGATATTAGGACTGAGCTTTTATGCCAATGGATTGATTCTTTACAGAGTCCATGGCCTCATGGCGTACTTGAGGCAACCTCTGATGCCACGCTCCAGATTCCGATCGGCGGCTATACAGTATTTGGCTTCGATGTATCTCCATCTCGCCGCAATGCGAGCCTCGTTGCTGGTCAGATTATGGGTGACGGAAGAATCGGCGTCGGGATTCTCCAGACGTGGGAAAGTCAGGTCTCAGTAGATGATCTCAAGATCGCAGCTGAGATTAAGGGCTGGGCTGATCAATATCGCCCGAAGATGATTTGTTATGACAAATACACAACACAATCGATCGCTGAAAGATTGGCCAATGCTGGTCAGATAATTCAGGACGTGTCAGGCCAGCAGTTCTATCAGGCTTGCTCCGATCTACTTGATGGCATGGTCAATGGTCGAGTCGTGCATAACGGCCAAGAAGAATTGATAAAGCAGATGAATAACTGCGCGGCTAAGACGAATGACTCATCATGGCGAATCGTTAAACGCAAAAGCGCAGGCGATGTCTCTGCACCGATCTCTTTGGCGATGGTTGTATCGATGCTATTAAAACCACAACAGGTAGCGGCTATCTACACCGAATAACACAACATGTAGTGTATAATTGCGATCTATGGGTATCCTTTCGCGCCTTACAGGTGCAGCGTCAAAATCTGATATTGAAGCGCAGTATGCACCTCAGGTCTTGGGTGAGTATTCTCCTTATGCGATGCCATTCCAGTTTGCTTATGTTGGTCGCACCGAGGCTATGGGAGTCCCGGCACTAGCTCGATGCCGTAACCTTCTTGCTGGCACAATCGGCACAATTCCTCTTGAACTTTACAAGAAGTCAACTGGCGAAGAATTAGGCAAGCCACTCTGGCTAGAACAACCTTCATACCATCAGCCACGTTCTGTCACTATTGCTTACACAGTTGATTCACTTCTATTTTACGGACAGGCATTCTGGCAGGTCGTCGAAACTTACCAAGAAGATGGACGCCCATCTCGCTTTGAGTGGATCGCTAACAGTCGAGTAACTGCAACGCTTGATCGCGACAACGTATTTGTAAAGTCTTACGCCATTGATGGTACGACAGTACCGATGGATGGTCTCGGATCACTCATCACATTTCAATCATTAAGCGATGGCATCCTCAATACTGGAACATCGACAATTCGTGCAGCTCTTGACATTCAAAAGGCTTCAGTAATTGCAGCGGCAACTCCGATGCCTACTGGCTACCTTAAGAACACAGGCGCAGACCTACCTCCAGCAGAAGTCCAGGGGCTACTTGCAGCGTTCAAGAATGCTCGTCAAAATCGTTCGACTGCCTATCTCACCTCCACTCTAAATTACGAGACAGTTGGATTCAGTCCTAAAGACATGATGTACAACGAAGCGATCCAGAATTTGGCTACTGAGATTGCTCGCCTTTGCAACGTCCCTCCTTATTACGTCTCAGCAGATCAGAACACCACAATGACTTACGCCAACGTTACTGATGAGCGCCGTCAATTCCTAACACTATCTTTACAGCCATTTATCTCAGCCATTGAGGATCGTCTTTCGATGGACGACATTACAGCTCGTGGCAATATCGTTAAATTTGACATTGACAAAAATTATCTCCGCACTGATCCACTGCAAGAACTAGCAGTTATCCGTGAACTTCTCGACCTCCAGTTAATAACTCAGGAGCAAGCGATGGAGATGACAGACCTAACACCTAACGGAAGCGAAGGAATGATATGAGCGAGATGCTTACATTCTCGGCAGAACTCGTTGCAGATAGCGCAGCACGCACTATCTCTGGCAAGATCGTGCCTTATGACGGCGAGGTAGGAAACACCTCCGCCGGTGCAGTTGTCTTTGAGCGCGGCGCAATTAACATCGCTGATTCAAGCAAAGTGAAGCTCTTACTAGAGCACGATCCTAAACAGCCAATTGGCCGTGCTCAATTCTTTAATGAAACAGAAGATGGGATCTTTGCATCATTCAAGATTTCTAAGTCATCCCGTGGGACAGATGCTCTCATCGAAGCCTCGGAAGAACTTCGCACTGGTCTTTCAGTCGGAGTTATGGTCAATGCAGCAAAGCCTAAGAATGGCGTTCTGTATGTGTCGAGCGCTGACTTGCTCGAAGTAAGTTTGGTTCAGGCAGCAGCCTTTAAGTCTGCAGCCGTAACCGATATCGCGGCATCTGAAGATGAAGCCGTTGAAGAAACCCTACCAACAGAAAGCGAGACAGCCACAGTGGAAACCACTCCAGCAGTCGAAGCAACACCTACAGTTGAGGCTGCCGCAGTTGAAGCTGCTCGCCCTGCTGTAACAGCAATGGCTTACACAAAGCCACGCATCGAAGTAACAGCTGCAAAGTATGCAGAGCAGTCAATCCGCGCAGCACTTGGCGATGACTCAGCTCGTCAGTACATCGCAGCAGCAGACAACACAACTGACAACGCTGGTCTAGTACCAACACGTCAACTTTCAGAAATCATCAACCCTCTCGGTACAACTATCCGCCCATCAATCGATGCAATCTCTCGTGGAGTGCTTCCAGATGCAGGTATGACTTTCGAGATTCCTAAGATCACAGCAATGCCTACAGTTGCAGTTGCAGCTGAAGACGCAGCGTTTTCTAACACAGATCAGAACTCTGCATTCCTAAGCGTAAGCGTTGCAAAGTACGCAGGACAACAGGTCTTCTCAGTAGAATTGTTAGATCGTACATCTCCAGCATTCTTTGATGAACTCGTTCGCAACATGGCAGCAGCTTATGCCAAATCAACTAACGCAGCAGTTAACGCTGCACTCATCTCAGGTGCAACACTTGACGCAACTACAGTTGCAACATACCCAACAGCAGCCGAACTCCTCGGAATCGTTGCTCGCGGATCAGCATCTGTCTATGGCGCAACAGCAGGACTTCCAAATCCTTTCGCTCGTAACATGGTCGTCTCAACTGGACAATGGTCTAACATCATGACATTGAACGATTCAGGACGCCCTATCTACAACGCATCACAACCACAGAACGCAGGCGGCGTTGTAACACCTACATCACTCACAGGTAACGTTGCAGGACTTAACCTCTACGTCGATCCAGAGAATGGCGGCGATGGCGATGGCACAATCCTCATCATCAATCCAGATGCGTACACATGGTACGAGTCACCAACATACCGACTACGCGCAGAATCAACAGCTGCTGGTCAGGTAACAATCGGCTACTACGGCTACGGCGCAATCGCGACCAAGGTCGGTGCAGGCGCATTCAAGAATAACAAGGCGTAAGCCACACTAAGTCGCTCCAGGGGTAGTGCCCTTCTACCCCTGGAGTCTTTAGAAAGGATCAGAGCATGGCATTGACAACAGTTGCAGAGCTTCGCACCGCCCTAGGCGTTGGCACTCTCTATACTGATGCAGTCTTGCAGCAAGTCTGCGATGCCGCAGATAACGTACTCTTGCCCTTTCTATGGAAAAATCAGCAGTACATCATTGCTCACGGCAACACGGGGACAGTAGGAACACTTTATTTTGATCAAGATATCCGCGAGTATTTCTATGTTGGGCAATCTGTAACAATCTCAGGTGCAGGTAGTCGCTACAATGGGACTAAGACAATTACAAAAGTCGATACTCGTTCATTTAACGTAACTACGGCTCACACTAGCGACAATCCACGCCACACAGTTGAGCCTTATGGCATCGCTGCTGTCGAGACTTATACAGATTATGCAACGATCCCAGCAATTCAAGAAGCCGCATTAATGATCTCGATCGACATCTGGCAGTCTCGCCAGGCTCCATCTTCAGGCGGAGTCACGATCGATGGATATCAGCCTTCTCCTTATCGCATGGGCAACACTCTTCTCGCTCGCGTCCGTGGCCTTCTCGCGCCTTATCTTGATCCGAGATCGATGGTGGGCTAATGGCCGCCATATCAACACTCCGCGCAGGACTCGCCTCAGCTCTAACTGACAATACAAAATACTCAGTCTTTTCATTCCCACCTGCAACACCTATTGCCAATAGCGTGATAGTTGCACCAGCCGATCCTTACATCTCGCCATCTAACGGCTATCGCAACACCATCGCCCCTATGGCTCACTTCGTCATTTCCGTCATGGTTCCTTTGCTCGATAATGAAGGCAACCTTAACGGAATCGAAGATAACATCGTTCGGGTATTTAACCTGCTCGCTGCATCTTCATACACCTACAACGTCACAGAAGTATCCGCCCCGGCGGTCTTAAGTGCCGCTTCTGGTGATCTACTAACCTGCAATATCAACGTATCCGTACTTACGAGTTGGAGTTAAA